GCGATTACTGATTTGTGTAAGGATGTACCAAACATTGAGTCAAAAATTCCTCCTTATGATGTAAAAATCGTCACAGACTCAAATGGAAAGCCAATTATAGTCAACGGAGAGATAAAAATCATCGTTGAAGGCGCTCCAAAGAATGAAAAAGGCGAACCTGTGACTCCAGACGGTGAAAAAATTGTAGTTTTGACTGACTCAGCTGGGAACCCAGTGTTAGACGGACAAGGTGATCCAATTGGAACTACAATTCCAGCTCAAAAAGCACCTGCACCTGTCACACCACAGAAAAATCCCAAGCCCGAAGTAAAACCAAGTGCTCCTCCAGTTGGTGGATTCACATTTGCGTTCACAAAAGACAAATTTGTTGCTGCAGCTGGGGCTTCAGCGGCTGCTTGGTATGACGCTGCGGCTGAAATGTTACCTAAGTATGGTATTACCACACCAGAGCGTGTTGCAGGATGGATTGGACAAATCAGAGTTGAGACTGGATTCTCCGCTGACCCTAAAAAGTTAGAAGAGAACTTAATGTACTCAGCAAAAGGTCTATTAAACATATTTAGAAAATATTTTAAAACTTTAGAAGACGCTCAACCTTTCGAAAGGAAGCCTGAGAAGATCGCCAATAGAGTTTATGCAAGTAGATTCCTCAACGGAGATGAAGCAAGCGGTGATGGTTATCGATATAGAGGTCGTGGCTTAAAGCAATTGACATTTAAAGCCAACTATCTTGCATGTTCAAAGGATCTATACGGCGACGATCGCCTGGTTAAGAATCCGGATTTAGTAGCAACGGATAAGAAAGTTGCTATTGAGACTTCCCTTTGGTTCTGGAAAAGAAACAACCTTTCAGGTTTTGCTGACAAGCAAGATTATCGTGGTTTAAGTATCAAAGTTAACGGCGGTGAAAATGGTCTTGCGGATCGACTTAAGTTTACTGATCAAGCACTGAAAGTTCTAAAAGCTTAATAAATATAGATATGCGTACACAGAATCCTAACGATATCCCTATTCAAATTGGCAAAGCTCAAGTTGTTGCTAGGGATTCTCTATACAGCGACTTAGATTTACTTTTAATCCCTAATCCTGTAACCGGTGATATTAATCCTATTAAAGACACCGAAGCTATTCGTAAGTCTGTAAAGAATTTAATACTTACAAACTTCTATGAAAGACCGTTTCAACCAGAGATTGGTTGCGGCGTAAGATCATTGCTGTTTGAACCAGCAGATCCTATTACCATCAGCGATTTGGAAGACGCAGCAAAAGAAGTTTTAGATAACTTTGAGCCAAGAGTAAGAGTTATAAACATTTCAGCGATTGATGATCCAGACAACAACGCTTACACAATGACTATAGAGTTTCAAATTGTTTCAACAGAGCAGGTAGCAGAAGTTACTACAATCTTAGAGAGATTACGATAATGGCATCAAATTTAAAAGTCACTGAGTTGGACTTTTTTCAGATCCGTGAGAATCTGAAGACCTATTTACAAGCACAGACTAAGTTCAGAGACTATGACTTTGAAGGTTCTGGTATGTCTGTGATTTTAGATTTACTTGCTTACAACACTCACTACAACGCATTAAACGCTAACATGGCTATGAACGAGATCTTCTTAGACTCAGCTCAGTTACGTAACAACGTTGTATCACACTCTAAGATGTTAGGCTATGTCCCTCGTTCAGTGACATCGTCATTCGCTTTCTTAGACGTTACAGTTAACTCTCCAGCCGGAAATCCTGCAACATTAACAGTTGACAGAGGCACAGAGTTCACAGCTGTAGTTGATGGTAACCAATACGCCTTTACAGTTTTAGAGTCTCAGTCTATCTCTCCAAACGCTGGAGTTTATAAGTTTGAAAATCTTAAGATTAATCAAGGTGAGTTAAGAACGTTCTCTTACGTTGTAGACTCATTTGACTTGCTACAATACTTTGAAATTCCTGACGCTAACATTGACACAGCTACTTTAGTTGTTAAGGTAAAACCAAACAGCTCAACCACATCGTTTGATGTATACACATTAGCGCGTAACTTCGTTGATTTAGATTCCACAACTAAAGCATACTTCCTACAAGAATCTAAAGATGGAAAGTATGAAGTTTACTTCGGCGATGGTATTGTTGGAAGAAATTTACAAGCTGGAAACGTAGTTGAATTAGAGTGGTTAAGCACTAACGGCGCATTAGCTAATGGAGCGTCTACATTCACTTTATCATCTACAATTCAAGGCAACTCTAATATTAGCGTTGATGTGTTGACTAAAGCTGCTGGTGGTGGAGATAGAGAAGATATTGATTCAATTAAGTTTAACGCGCCGTTATCATACATTGCGCAAAACCGAGTTGTTACTCCAGAAGATTATAAAGCAGCTATCATTAATAACTATCCAAATATTGAAACTGTTTCAGTCTGGGGTGGTGAAGAGAATGAACCACCAGATTATGGTAAAGCATACATTTCAGTTAAACCTAAAAACGCTGAAACTTTAACATTAAATGAAAAACAATTTATTCGAGATCAGATTCTTAAGACGCGTAACGTAGTTTCTATTACACCTGAGTTAGTTGATCCTGAGTACACTTATATTAAATTAGAAGTGTTCTTTAAGTACGATCCTAACTTAACTAATAAAACGGCTGGTGAATTACGTCAAACTGTTGCTGATGTAATTGACAAATACAATAATGATGAGCTTAAAAAGTTTGATGGCGTATTTCGTTATTCAAAAATTTCTAGACTAATTGACGCTGCTGACCCAGCTATTTTAAATAGTACAACACGTGTTTATATGCAAAAGCGTTTCGTTCCTACTATTGGCGTTGCACAAAAGTATACATTAAACTTTTCATCTCCTTTATATTCAAGTGATAGTAATGAAAAAATTATTACATCATCACCTTTTACATATAATGGATTTACACAGTTTCTACAAGACTTCCCACAACCGACGAGTAATGGTGTAGTTTCTGATGCAGATCGATCACACTTACTACAAATTTATCGTTTAGTTGGTGATGTTCGTCAAGTAACTATTCAAAACGCTGGTTATCTTGATGCACCTAATGGTATGGTTGTTATTGAGAACTTTAATCCTTCAGCTTTTGAAGGTAACTACATTACTATTACAGCTCAACCTAATTCGAATGATATTGCTCCTAAGCGAAATCAATTATTACAGATTGACTTAACATTATCTACGATTACACCTCAAGTTGATACTATTGCAACTGGTGGAACAATCGCCGGTATTGGTTACGAAACAACACCTCGCCACGCAAGTTAATATATGCCAATTCAAACTGAACGTCAAGATTACTATAATCTCAATGGGATTATACCAGAACACATTCGTCAGAATGGTGGTAATCTACAAGACTTTATTGAAACTTATTTTGAGTGGATGCAGTCTTCTCAAGATCAGCCTGGACATATCATCAATACTCTTCTCGAAAATCGCGATATTGATGAAGCGGCTGAGCAGTTTATTGAGTACTTACAGCGTGAGTTTGCAACTTCTATTCCTCAGCAGATTAGAGCTAACCCTCGTAAGTTATACAAACAAGTTAATGACATTTATCGATCAAAGGGTTCTATCCCTTCTTATGAAGCGCTGTTCAACTTATTGTTCAACGACCAAATTGAATTATACTATCCTAGGGTAGACTTATTAAAACCATCTGACGGTAAGTGGGATCAGTCACAAAGCCGCTACCTAAATAATGATGGGTTTATATCTGATAAGAAGTACATTCAAGATAGTCGTTACTATCAGAACTTCTCATATGTAATTAAAACTGGTCAAACGATTGACTATTGGCAAGACGCCGTTAAGAAGCTTTTACATCCAACAGGATTTGCGTTCTTTGGTCAGGTATTGATTCAATCAATAGCGACTAAACGTTACTCTCAAATTCCTCCAGGATTCTCAGATCCTCAAGAAGGTCGTCTACCAATTATTATTACTGCTATCAGTGGAGCTATTAGAAGCGTTACTCCATCGATGACGCTTGATAGAACAGTAAATACAAATAATGCTTTAGGTGCTTCTTTCTTACACTTTGAGCAAACTAAGTTTGTTAACACAGCTCCTATTTCAAACTATGGAAGTTTAACAGTTGAACAAGTGTCTACAGGCGACAAGACTAATTTAACATTGTCGACAGACATCATATTTGTGTAATAAATATTAAAAACAACAAGTCAAAAGGACTTAATTTAAAATGCCAGCAATTATCACAACAAAATTCCGTTATCAGAATGCCAGAAATCTGATCACAGACATTAGTGACTCAAATACAAGTTACTACCTGTTTGTGGCAAGAGCTCAGGCATGGGTACCTTCTGATTCTACAGTTCCTACACCTTTAGACCGTCAGTTCGACGAGTATGATGCTTGGGCAAATACGATCGCTCTTAAGAGAATCGCTGCTTCTCAAGTTAGCCACTGCGCTCCTCGTTATAACTGGATTTCTGGTACAACATATTCAGAGTATGATGATTTAGACTCACAGCTCTCTACTAAACAATACTACGTTGTAACAGACGAACTTAACGTGTATAAGTGTATTCAAGCTGGTGCTGGTGCTTCAGTTGTTAAACCTACTGGCACAGCTACAACGATTTCTAATAGCCCATTAGGAGATGGTTACCGTTGGAAGTTCATGTTTACAATCGGTGGTAATGACGTTAATAAGTTCTTAACCAACTCATTCATTCCTGTTAAAAAGTTAGATTCAGATGATGGTTCTATTCAATGGAACGTTCAATCAGCTGCTGTTTCTGGTGCGATTCACCGTATTAGATTATTAACACCTGGTGTAGGCTACACTAGCGCTCCTACAGTTACTATCACTGGCGATGGTACTGGAGCGACAGCAACAGCTACAGTTTCTGGTGGCGTTGTAACTGGAATCACAATGACTAACGTAGGATCTGGTTACAGCAGAGCGACAGTTACATTATCAAGCGGCGGTGCTGGAACTCAAGCAACTGCAAGAGCGATTATCTCTCCAGCTGGTGGACATGGTTCAGATCCAATCTCTGAGCTAGGTGGATTCTATGTAATGGCGCAGATTCTATTAGAAGGTGCTGATGGTTCTGGTGACTTTATTATCGACAACGATTATCGTCAACTTGGAATCGTTCGTAATCCATTAGACTATGGCACAACGAGTATTGCAACATCTACTACAAAGACTGC